ACATTCCACGAGACATCATTGGGTTAGCGCCCATCATGCCAGCAGAGCCAAGACTAAACAAACCACCCATCATTGCGTTAGTTTGAGCGTTTTGAGCGTTAGCAACATCCAAAGAAGCACCATACTGTGCATCTGCTACTCTGTTCATATCAGGGCCAGCAGTTTGTGCTTGCTGTGCGTAGCTACCAAATTGAGGGGCTTGCACTTGAGAGCCTGTTTTGAGGGCGTTAATCAAGTTCAACGGCTGTTGCATCCGCTGATATTGCTCATTCAAACCTTGTTGTCGAGCGTTCATGTCCATGCCAATGCCTTGCGCCGCAGCTTGCAGATACAAGTCGTTTGCACGTTGTGCCGCTAGGTTTTGCTCACGACCATAAGCAGTCGAACCTAAACCAATACCTTGATTTGCTAAACGTGTGCGTAATGCTTCTTCGTTTGTTTCAAGCGTAGGCTGCAATCGCGCCAACATTGCCTGCTGCGAAGTCATACCCGCATTTGTGGGCATTGCAGTGAGCTTTGATTCGTCAATGTTTGGGTTTTCAAACAACCCTTTTATGTTTTCAAAGCCTTTAGCAGCAGATTGACCATAAGCCAAGTCTGTCTGATTTTGCAGGTCAAATAGCTTTTGGCCTTCAGGAGAAAAAGTAGTGGTCTGCGTCCAAGGGTCGAAATCTGTTGCGCCACGTTGCCAGCTTACTGTGCCGTATGGATTGATCTGAGTAGCTCGGTTGGCTACCGTCTGGTACTTAGCAGCTTCCAAATTACCTGCCGCCGTAGCATTTGCCGCGCCAACATAATCAGGAACTTCAGCTTGTTTTGGGCCGTTAACAATCTTTCCAACAACGCCACCGCCTTCGTTGAAAATATCGCCGATTAACGCACCTTTAGCAGAACTACCCATATATCAACTCCATTTATAAATCACGGCTTTTTTACCGTCTTTTTGTGTGGTTTCTAACTCAAATTCCCACCCTAAAGATTCGCCAAATTTAATGAGTTTCAGGTTTTCTGAACTAGCAAATGCTCTTAGCGGTATTGTAACCAAGTCCTGAATTTTTCTCAAATCATCTAGCATCATCCGTTTGACCTTTGGCGACCATTTGTTCACATCCGTATGAAACCAGTAAACATGATTAAAGAACTCCAAGTAAATGGTGTATTCTTCTTTCACGATTAGAGGAAATTTATACATCAGTACGTCAAAATCCCACCATGATTGTGAACATGAGATACGTTCATCAATCTAACCTCTGAACCGTTATTCTGCACCTTCAACCTCAAAGCAGCAGCGTTTGCAATCGTGCCAACCGTATGCCAGCCGCTTGTGATTGTGTTCATTCCACCACCCCAAACCATCGTGCCCCAGTACATCGAACCCCAAACCATGCCGGTTGGAGCTTCATAGACAAAAGTGCCCTCTGGTTCTGTTTCTTTGAAGTCAGCGCATAGACCGTACAAAATAGAAGGCGAGCCGTTAGCCATTAGGTAAGGCTTCACCATCGTAAAGTACTTGTTTGTAGCCAAATCACCAAAATACTGATACGACATAATCAAGTCAGCTTGAATCGGCGCTGTATTGTCTAAGTTGCCTTGCCAAGCCTTTTGGACACTGGTTGAATCGCCGTAAAACAGCCCATCACGGCTGTATAACCAACATTGAGCATCCCAACCCTCAAACTTAGTCCAAGCGCCTGTAATCGTGTTTTGTGCGTACTGATAGTTTGAGCCGTTACCTTTTGGCACGTTCAAAATCAGCATATTGGATTCTTCAAATAAACACAATTGCCAGCCAAAGTTTTCGCTGTAAAAGTTCATTTCCTCAGAAACGGTATTCTGAATCTTGTCTGTCAGGGCGTTACGTTTGTCAATCGTTGCAGACAAAAGCGCTTTAGACAATGGAAATACACCGCCCAAACAGTTCACGATTAAGTCACCGCCATACTTAATACCGCATCGGCGTCCAACAGGTTCACCAACATAGTAAACACCGACCAAGCCCCAATCACTTGCGCTTGATGGGTCAGTGCCGCGATAAACAGCAATCTCACCCTTTGATGAAACAATGACTAAATGATCGTCAGATCCGTTACCAGCATCCAGCGTCCATGAATAGCAGGCCATGATGTAGCCACCACGCCTAAATACTGAGCCTAGCGGGAAAGCCGAAGAATTACCCCCAATAGAAAGAGTAGGCAAATAGTGAATTTCAAGCGAGTTTTTCTCGGTGAAATACAGTCGGTTTTTGAATAAGCAGACATGAACTAAATCAGCAGGATTAGCATGGTTTATTGATACGTTTGACCATGTAGAACCATCGTATTTTTTTGGTAAATCTTGCCCGTTCACTGCAATAAGAAATGACCCGCCAGCGGTAGTAATCATTGTTTCTTGCCAGCGAGCGTTAGCCAAACCAGAAACAACAGGAGAACCAACAGCACCAGCCGTAGTTACATCGTAAATGCCCGTACCTGAAGCAGCGAAGAACTTGTTTGAACCATCTTCAGCGGCGTATTCCATCAAGGTTTCAACAGGAGAAGAAAAACCTGTAACGTGAGGAGTACGCCCTTTGCGAGTGCCAATGAAAGATGGATATGGGAACCAGTTAACTAATTTAACTGCGTCCTCTTTAGGCATGGCAACGATGCTATCCCTGTCGTTCAAACCACCAACACTCGCAGGTAATGATGTGTGTTTAGCTGTTGCCATTATTTCTTTCTCAGTTCTTGGGCAAGAAGGTCAGGTGCGGCTACACCCATTGCGGCGGCTGTGGCTGCGGTTTTACGGAATGGGTCAAAGGCTGCAAAGCGTGAGCGAAGTTGGTCTGGCTTAAAAACAACCACCTCCTCCATATCAGGGCGCACAATAACAGAATCGTAGCCTTGGCCTTGCAAATCACTTCGCCATTTTCCTAGTTCTTGCTTTGCGGCTCTTGGGTCAGCTTCACGATAAAAACTAGAAGCCGTTTCAAATCTTTTCGGATTTTGTAAGTTTGCTTTTAACGGGTAAACAGTAGCACCGCCTGGTTGCGTTCTGTTTGCCCATCCACCTTTACTGGCAATTTCTGCATAGCTATCAGCCAAAAAAGGTTTAGCCGTTGCAAAAGCACCAAGTTCATCGCCAGCTTGTCTAGTGTTAGTGCCAGCCAACCCCATGTCAAACTTGTTAAAGTCTTTGGCTGTTCCATGCAATAAATCTGTATCAAAACCCATTGCGGCGGCGCGTTCTGTGGCTGTATTAGTTGGCGGCAACCCTAAACCGCCTTTTTCAACTGGCAAAGCCGCACGCTGTTGCGCTAACAACATTGCTTCATCTTGTGGGTACTTGAATGTACGAAGCGCGTTAACAATAGCGTCTACGCCTTTAGAACCAGCTTTAACCAATGGTGCAAAGTTTGGCATTATTTATCCCCAATTCTTATACAGCGCCATAAGCACAACAAACGCTATCCAAATTGCCCATGCTTTCATTTAATTGCCTTTGCCACCATCCCGCTAACTTGTGCAGGCATATAAGCGAAGTTTCCAGCAGTTTGACCTAGCACATCACCAATAAAAGCAGGAGCGCCGCCATCTTGAATTGGTCGAGTAATGCCTTTATTTTGCAACCACTGAGTGCCACCAACAGGAGCAGGGCCAGTCGGTACGCCAATAGCGTCAAGACCAGAGGCAATGAGGTCAACAGGCTGACCAACAACACTACTAGCAATTCCGTTAGAAGCTGCTTGGGTTCCGTCACGAAGGGCTTTGATAATTGCGCTTTTGTCCATTTGTTACCTCAGTTAGAAGGCCAGTTGATGAATTTGACTTTTTTTGTGTTGCACATATTGTCTTTCTAGGAAATTTACCTTAAAATACTATCAAAGGAGATTTATCATGGAAATCTGGGTTGACGCATTTGGTTTTGAAGGATTTTACAAGGTTTCTAACTTTGGCGCATTTATTAGTGTGGCTCGACTTGATGCAATGGGCAGACGTAGAAAACAGAGAAAACTTATTTTGTCCACCACTAAGGATGGTTACAAGGTTGTAAATTTTTCTAAAAAGCAAAAACAATATCATGTTGGTGCGCATCGTGTTGTATGGGAATCTTTTAACAAAAAGAAAATTCCTGAAAACCATGAAGTAAATCACATCAATGGCATTCGTGACGATAACCGTCCTGAAAACCTTGAGACAATGACCCACCTTGATAACATCAAGTACAGCAAAGATATTCTTAAAGCAAACTATGCCAGCTATGGCAATAGAAAACTTACTCATGAGCAAGTTGAAGAAATTAAGAAACTTCGCGCTTCTGGCATGACGCTCAAAGCCATTGCTTTACAGTACGGAGTTGTAAGGCAAAGCATTGGAAACATCATGCGAGGCATAACTTGGTAAATCCCTTAACTGCTCGGGAACGAACCGTCTTGGATGTTGTTTGTCGAAAGAAGAATACTTCCATAGGTAGGAGCCAATGAAAGTACAGGTGCGCTTTTATCCGTTGCTTTTTCATTATCAAGCAAGTATCGGAATTCAGCCAAGTCAAATGATGGGTCTAAGCCTTTAGCTGCTTTCCATTGCGCCTTGAGGCCAGTAGTCATCAAAGAGTTACTAAACACAAATGTGTCAGTATCAGCCGTTACTTTCTCTTTGCGCGTACCGTCAGCACCAATTACCCAACCTTTTGAGATGTATTCAAACGCCAGCGTTTGACCGTCTGGTGGGCTTGGGTTGATAACTAACTTATCTTGCAGGATTCGATAGCGTTGTCGAGGGCCGGCAGAGACAATTCCACCCTTATATGTCTGCCATTCCTGCGAACTTTTCGGCCCCAACAACGGCCAGCGTGTCGTACGGTTCCACTCGGTGTTATTTATTTGCCAGTTCCAATCGCTAGGCATATCAAACTGATTTTGTGCAAATGTCAGCGTAACTGTGCCGCTTTGATTTGCAATCATGTCCATCGTTACAGATGTCGAATTATTGACAGCAGTAACTTGTGCAAATGGCTCAATACCTACACCAAGGATAGTAAAGTCTGTCGTAATGTCGGCAGTACTTGACAATCCAGTAATGACGTTTGAGCCGTTTGTCACAGCGCCCGTCAATTCAAAAGACTTGGTGACAATAAGATACTCATTGTTCATCCGTTGCCATTCAGACTGACGGGTAATGTCAGCGCCTAGACGGTTCAACAAGGCACTTAATTGGCGGATATTAGGGTCAGTAGTACCAACCACAATCGTAGGCCGTTGCAATGCGAGTTCATCGCAAACTTGTTGAACGAGATCTAAGGCGCTGTAAGACATTACGCTTCCACTTCTTCTTTAGCAGGGCGACCACGCTTTTTCTCACTGCCCAAGGCAACGATTTGAGCTTGTAGATCAGCCATTTGTTGTTTCAAACGCTCATTCTCTAAGGCTTGTGCTGTTTGGCTTGCAGTGCCAGCAGCAGCTTCTAAGAAGGCTTTGGCTTTGTTGCGGTACTCTGTAAAACCCATGCCTAATTTAGACACTTGGCTATCAGACAAGCCAGCAAGTTGTTCAACCGTGTGAACTTCAAAATACTTCAATTCTTTCAGCAAAGAACGGGTAATCTGAGGCCATTGCTCCAAAGGCATACCATCCACCGCCTCTTTTTCCTCTGCCTTATATCGAGCCCATGCACGAGGGAATTTCATTTCATCGTCTTTAGTAGCTTTACGCTCAATGACGTTGTTTGTGTCGCCAGGCACGATTACTTTTATGAAAGGCACATCTTTAAAGATAGGGCGACCAGCTTTTTCGCTTTCAGCCTTAAATTCAAGCGCTTCGGTGTAGAAAGAAACGTAAAGAGTGGATTCGAGAGGATTGCTCACGGTTTTTCCTTTGGTTGATTTAAAAAAAGCCACAAAGCGTTAACCTTGTGGCCTTTATTTTACATCAGCGAGATGTTAGACGCTAGCCTTCTCGAACCAGCCGCGATCGCCCGCAGCCATTGCAGTAGCAGGGCTAGTGTACGAACCACCAGACGATGTAGCAGCAAAGGTTGAAGCGTTCACAGTACACACAGCAGTAGAGGCAGGGATAGCGCCGCCAGCTTGTGCGTAAACGTGAAGTTTGCCATCAGAGCCGAACACTTGAGTGCCCAAAGCAGCATCAGCAACCTTGCCAGCAGCCAAGTCAGCAGCCAAAGTAATACCAACGAGATCAGCGCCCAACGAAGGGGTGCGGGAAAATGGAGTAGCCATGTTTATTTCCTTTAAAAAGTTACAAAAGAAAGGGCCGAAGCCCAATCATATTAGTCCGACAACACAGCGTTGAACTGAGCGCCAGAGCAAGTCAATGCACCAGCCCACCCGATAAGTTTTACAGTTGCGTCTTGGTTCACAGATTGACGGTCGCCGCCGATTGGCACAAAGTTACGGTCTTTGTGTGGGCGGAAGAATGTGTACTTGGTGTTAATGAAGTACATGGTGTTAGTGGGGATAGAACCACCGATACCACCATCCAAGAACACATCACAGTTCAAGCCAGCACCCATGTACTTGATTGAAGTGAAACCAGCAGCCGCGCTGTCTTCAGAAGTCACGCGCTGGATAGCTTGCAACGATTCCAAGAAGAAACGGTAGTAGTTGTTGTCAGCCACGATCATGTCTGGACGGTCAGTACCGCGAACGGTCTGAACAGCCACGCGGTTCATGTAAGACTGAATGTTGGCAGAAGAAGCAGCAGCACCACCATCGGTAGTTGCATCAAATGCCACGTTACGCCAGAAAGCCCAGTTAGCGCGGTTGATACCACCGTAAGTGCCAGAAGTAGGGGTTTTGGAGATCATGGCTTGCAAGCCTACCAAGTCCTTACCGCTGTTACCTGTACCGTCACCGTACACGCCAGCAGAGATTTGGTTCTGCAATTGTGCTTCAGCGATTTGAATACGGCCTTCAAGCATATCAATGATTTGCTCTTTGCCGCTGTTTTGCAACATTTCAAAGCCAGAGATAGACACAGCAGCAGCGTATTGCTTCAGGTCAAACTGAGCAGCGCTGATAGGGCTGTTAGGGGTGATGTCAATGGTGTCGTAACCAGAATAGCTAGAAGCGTTCTGAGTGTTGGCATCGTTGTACATCAATTCTTGATAAATGACGTTACCGCCAGAAACAGTTTTCACGTTGCCGCGCTGTTTCAGCTTCATCAAGAGAGCATTGTTTTTTGTGACCGAATCAGCCAAAGAGCCTGAACGGGACTGAATTGTGGTTGCGATAATATCGCTTACGTTGGCAAAAGTAGCCATGATTTAGGTTCCTTAAAAATTACTTAGCAAATTGAGCTTCGAGAATGTCTCTCAAAGACCCACCTTGGGGCTGAGACCCGCCAGAACTAGGAGAACTACCTTTTACGCCGATACTTGCAGTTTTTGCACGTGCAGCGCGTTGCTGTTCTTCAAACTTCTTCTGAGCTTCAATCCGTTGCTGTTCGATTAGGGTTTGCCTAACATCAGGACGCATCCAGATAGCCATTTCGTAGGCTTGTTCTAATGATTGGGCTTTTCCTGTTTCCAGTAAATCAGCCATATCATTCCGCACTGCCTCGAAGTGCGTTTTTTCACCATTACTTGAGAAATTCGTTAACTCATAGTTAGCTTTTTCTCTTTCTTGCTGTTGGATAGTATTTTGCCACATTTGTTGTGTTTGGCGCAACTCATTCAGTTGCTGCATCAAATACTGCGTTTGTGGGTCTTGTTGCGGCATATTCTGAGCCACACCCATATCAATACCGTAGTCTTGTGCAATCTTATTCAACATAGCCGCTTTTGTGGCGGGGTCTGCATATCGCAGAGTATGTTCAACTTGAAGCATACGAGCCGCAGCAGTAGGGCCGTCTAATCCCATTTGTTGAATAGTTTGCTGGTAAGGCTGCAATGCTTGCTCAAATTCACGGGCGCGTTGTGCGTGTGTCTTATAGCCTTCTAAACCCTTATGGTAGTCAGCTTCACGGCGGTTAGCCTCAGCAGTGAGTAACTTAATCTCTTGCGGGGTTAATTGCTCACCACGCTCTGCCTTGATGTAAGCCTCTTTAGCTTCTGGTTTCCAACTAGAGGGCGCTTTAATCTCTGGTTCAGCAGTAGGCGGTGCAATAGGCTCATCTGTGGGCGCTTGCGTTTCCTTTGCGGAAAACTTACCAGCTTCATCACGGGGTTGCTCATTTGTAACCTCCGTGTCAGGTTCATTGACTACATTGGTATCTTGGGATACTTCTGCATCATCTTTTTCAAAAGCTGCTTCAAGTGCGGCGCGTAGATCGTCTGACATAAGGGTTAGCCTTAAGGTTGTTGAGAAACTTTTAGTAGCCTTGCATCGTGCAGGGCGTGATGTACTGACTTAATCTTGATTGATCTATCAAGTACAAAATGTATTTTTGGCGTGTTAATGGCGCTACCAGTGCCAACAATCAATGATTCACAGAAGTGACGAATGTCATCGGGCCAATCAGCCACAATTTCAACTTCATCATGCTTTGCCAAGAATTGATATAACGATTGCTGAAAGTCGTACAGACAAAGAGGGCGTTTGTCAATGACTACGTTGTTAATCGCCCAAATGTCTCTTATTGGGTTAACAAGGCACTCATACCATTCATCTTCACCAGATAGCGCCATAGACAGTAACGGGCCATGAAACCCATCAAATTCACAGTCTAGGTAATATCGCTTCATCAGTAGCCTAGTTTTTGCATAGACGTATGAATATCCCTGCGGATTTGTTCTCGGTCTACTTTTGGCGCTTGTTTTGTTGTGTGGGCTTTTAGCTCGTTTCCGACCTCGACCAATCGGTGGGCCTTCAAGTGTTCACGGTGCTGAGAGCGTGAGCCAATCCATTCGCCTGTTTGCATGGATTTGTAACCGCCAATATCGTTCATCACCATCGGGGCGTTTACGTCACTAGAACCGTAATACTCAGATTTTGGGATTAGCTTATTAGTCTCTTTGTCAAATACAAAAGAGCCACGCTCTGCGCGTTTGTTTCCAAAAATAGCATCAAAGCCTTTGTCGAAAGCGTCTTTATCTGTTGGTCGGGTTGTATCGCCCTTGCCAGCTTCGTGATACATAGGGTTTACCTCACATCAATAAAAGCATGATCGCGTCATTCTCATCGTTTTCGTCATTAATACGACGAATCTCAAGCGTGATTATAAGCTGTTTTGCAATGAATAGCGCCATATCAGCGTTATTCGATACTTTTGAGTAATCAATGCCTTGGAATTGCTTACGTGCCTCTGGTACTGCTTTTAACGCCTCAACGGGGTTTTCTTGTACCGCTTCAATTACTTCGGCTAGTGTTGGCTTTTTCTTTTCGTGCTGTTTCTTCCACCAGCGCAGGAGATGCTCTGGGATATAGCCTTCTCCACCATCGTGCTGGTCTGGTTTGCTTACTTGCCCCCAGCTATTCAGCCACGACAGTTTCCAACTTGAGCCCCATGCGCTTGCCATTGCTTACCCCTTTAAACTGGGTTCCAAGGGTCGTTATCCTCGCCAGTGCCTTTCACCTCAATATCGTTCACATATTGAATGTTTGCATCCAATACGTTTGGAACTGTGAAGGTCAATCCGTCTGTCTTGGCTTGAATTGCATCCACATCGATCTGCATCACTTCAACTTTGGTCAAGATTTCCTCAACTTGTGGAGCTTGCGCCAATTGAATTTGGTCACCTACATAGAACGCTTGGGTATAAATACCTTTTGCCATGCTTGTTCGGCGACGAATGTTGGAGTTAATGTCCACGCCAATAATGTCGTAGCCTGTCATACCAATGAAGCGATATGTCACGTTTCCGACAGTAGCCAGCAAAGTACCTGTGGCGTAGTCAGCCGTAGCTGTTGCAGTTGTCACCTTCCACAGTTGGAAAGTACCATCACCACCGTTGATAGTCAAA